AATGCAGATATGACTAAGAACTTATGGGACTTCATGGGTAATCCTGGTTCATTCTTGAGTGATTATAGTGATGGCGAAAAGTTTGGTGTGAAGAATGTTGATAATTCTAGTAGTGTTGACGTTGGCGGTGTTACAATTCAGTGTAATATGCCTAACGTACAAAATGCAAATGATTTATTACATGAACTCACAACAAACAAGGACATTGAGAAAGCTATTAAAGCAATGACTATTGATAGAATCAGAGGTGGAAGCTCTTTAGCTAAATATAAGTATAGAGTTTAATTTTAGGGGACTACTCTTTCATCGGAGTAGTTCCTTTTTATGGAAAGAGGTAACTGAATGTCAGATAAAACTGTACAAGACTTGCTTGATAAAAGTATAAAACAAGATATTGCAAAACAACAACAAAATAAGATTCAAAAATTGCAAGAAAAAGTAAAAGATATAGAACAGAATGAATCTGCTCAAATATCTGATATGGACAAAAAATATCTTAATGATCTCAAACATCAGTGGAATGAACTTTTTATTGAAACTGTAAAAGTTAAAACACAGTATGAGTTACTTATTCAAGATGTAAAACTGATGAAAGAAATTACACTTGCAATTAATAAAGGTGACACATGGAAATATAAACTTGCCAAATGGCTTGTAAGATAAATAGAAAATAAATGGTAAAGGTGGTGAAGTATGAAAGCATTAGATTTTGAATATGATGGAACTTTAGCTTCAAGCAAAGGAATTGTAGTTTGTTCATTTGATTCAAGTGATGATGAAACAGTGGATTATGGTTCTAAGATAAATTTTGACGTAACATCTATGAGAAATGGAAAAGAATTTGTCCTAGTTAATTCTGGATATGACGAAGCAGGTGAATTTACTTTTCAAATTTGTAAAGATCCTTATATGCAATTAAATCGTGGAAACAAATATTTCACCACTGATGAACAACGTTTTGTGTATAGATGGCTTAATAGAAACGATGGGTTTCACATTTTAAAAATAATTACATCTGAAAATCAAACTATGTTATTTAAAGGAAGTTTTAATATTGAAACAATTGAATTTTGTGGACAAGTAATTGGCTTTGAATTGACATTTACAATGGGTAAGCCATTTGCAACACAGGATTGTAAAACAATCACACATACATTTAATGCAAATGAACAATTCCCTATCATAGATGAATCAGATGATATAGGATATATTTATCCTGATATACAAATTAAATGTCTTTCAAGTGGTGATTTAAAAATTACAAATTCTATCGAAAACCGTACAACAATAATTAAGAATTGTTCTACAAATGAGGTTGTTTCTGTTGATGAGAATTTAAATATATCTACTTCTCTCTCATCTCATAAATTATATAATGATTTTAATTTTATATTCTTTAGAATTGCAAACTCTTATGAGAATAATCAAAATATCATTTCTGTAAATATCCCATGTGAAATTACAATTAAATACTATCCTGTTGCGAAAGGAGTTGGACTTTAAGAATGAACGTACATAAATTAAGAATGGACACCTCTGGCAACGTAGAGGATATTAGTTTTGTTCTCGCTAAGAAAAATGGAGATAAACTTGGCAATATTGTAAACGTAGATAATATTGTTGCAAAACATTCCATGAAAGAAGCGTCAGATATTACATTTGCTGCACATAAGAAAATGAATGACAACATCATTAAATGCTGGAATGATATCAAAGATTTTAAATTAGTTTGGACTCCTGAGTGGGATATGTGGTATGAAATTACTGTAGAAGTAAATGAAGAAGATGAAAATATTAAAAATATTTCCGGTAAGACTTTAGGCGAAGCCGAATTATCTCAAATTATGTTATATGGAATTGAGATTAATACTGAAACAGATATCGCTAGAGAAGACTATAAAATACCCACAACATTTTATAATCCAGATCATCCAGAAGCTTCATTGATGGATAGATTACTCACAGATAAAGCACCACATTATAAAGTTAAACACATTGATAAAAGTTTGATGAACTTACAGAGAACTTTCACATTTGATGATACATCAATTTATGATGCACTTCAAGAAGTTTCAGAAGAACTTGATTGTTTATTTATATTTGGATGTGGTTCTGATGAGAATGGAAAACCAGAACGTACAATTTCTGTATATGATTTGGAAGCGAATTGTATCGACTGTGGGAATAGAGATACATTTGTTCATAAATGTCCGAAATGTGGGAGTACAAATATCATATTAGGATATGGAGAGTACACAAATGTATTTATCTCAAGGGATAATCTTGCCGATGAGATTACATATTCTGTTGATACTGATTCTGTAAAGAACTGCATGAAACTTGAAGCAGGTGATGATTTAATGACCGCTGCTATTCGATCATGCAATCCTAATGGAACAGATTATATCTACTACTTCCCAGATGAAACAAGAGAAGAAATGTCACCAGAATTACAAGAAAAATTAAAGTCTTACGATGCTTTATATGAGAAGTATCAATCTGATTATAACTTTACTATAAATGATTCTTTTGTGACAAATTATAATGCACTTGTAAATAAATATAAAACTTATGAAGAAAGTTTAAAAGATACAGAGATTAAGAATCCTATTGTTGGATATCCAAAGTTGATGCGTATTTATTTTGATACAATTGATATGGTGCAACTTTTAAGAAATAAGTTAATGCCACCGATAGATAAGCCAGACAATAACGCAAAATCACAGGGCGAATATTTGATGGCTAATCTCCCATCTTCTGCTTCTACTACTTCTCTTAAAAATCTTTCTGTGTCTACTGCTGATAATATTATGGTTATGTTAGCACAGTCTATTGTCAAAGGTGTTTTCAAAGTTACAGTTACAAATACTACATTGTCTAATAATGTATGGAAGGGTAAGTTTAACTTAGAGAATTATGCTGATAAAGATGATAAATTTACTTCTCAATTTGTATCAATTAGCATTAATGAAAACTATGAATCATATGTAAAACAACGTATAGATTCTATTCTTGCTCGTTCAGATGAAAACTATTATGATATCGTAGGATTATTCAAACAAGATATGACTGTGTTTAAATCACAGTTGAAAAAGTATTGTTTAAATACATTACAAATATTCCAAAAGTGTTGCCAGTCTTGTATTGACATGATGGTACAACAAGGAATTTCTTCAAACAGTACATCAAGTATATATGGAATCAATACAAAAGTTCTGTATGAGAATGTATATATTCCTTATTATAATAAGATGAATGCAATTCAAGATGAGATTAAAGTACGTGAAGATGAATTGTATACTGTTGAAGGAAAATATAATAATCAGAATCAACTTGTACAAGATGGTATTCAGATTGAAATTGAAAGAATTATCACAGAAGTACAAGATGCACTGAATTTTAAAAACTACATTGGAATTGATTTATATAAAGAATTTAGTTCATTTATTCGTATGGATAAGTTTTCTAATGATAATTACATTTCTGATGGACTTAATAATACAGATTTAATGAAAAATGCAATTGAGTTTATTACAGTTGCTACAAAAGAATTATTTAAGTCCGCTACTCTCCAACATTCTATCACGGGAACAATTAAGAATTTCTTACGAATGAAAGAATTTGAGCCTGTGACAAATAACTTTAAAAATGGTAACTGGATTTGTATTGGAATTGACGATAAGGTATATCAATTAAGAATTATCGAATATGAAATTGATTTCTCTGATACTCAAAATATTAGTGTTACATTTTCTGATGTTGTTTCTACACCAAATGGAATGACTGATTTGGAAAGCATTCTGTCAAATTCTTCAAAGATGGCTACGTCCTATAGTGGTGTAGTTAGACAGTCTACTATCAATACCAATTTCAAGAATAAAATGAATGAAATGATTACTAAAGGTTTAAGTATGACAAATACAAAAATCATTAGTAATGCAGATAATCAGGATATCACATGGGATGAACATGGATTATTATGTCGTGAATATGACGATATTATTTCTGACTATACAGATTCACAGTTAAAAATTATTAATCATGGAATTTATATCACTGATGATAATTGGAAGACTGCAAGAGCTGGTATTGGTAATTTTATTTATTACGACCCAAAAGATAAAACATATAAAGAGAGTTATGGTGTTATTGCTGATACTCTTGTGAGTAATTTAATCCTTACAAGTGAAGTAGGTATTTACAATGAAGAAAAGTCTATTGAAATGGCTAAAGATGGAATTATTGTAACTACTAATACTATGAACAAAAATGTATTTACTATTCGTAAGGAAATTACAGATGATGAAGGTAACGTAACTTACGAAAGACAGTTATACATTGATGATAATGGAAATATCAGATTAGCAGGAAACGCTTCTATCTCATGGGATAGTGTCACAGGGACAGAAAATGTCGTTGTAAAAGATACTTTGAATGAGTTTATGGCTACTGTCAAAGAACAGATTGATGGTAAGATTGATACATTCAGGCAGAGTGATGATCCATCTATAAATTGGACTGACGAAGAAAAGAAATCACATGAAAATGATTTGTGGTATGACACTACAAATAATATCGTGAAAATGTGGAATGGTTCTTCATGGGATGATTTTACGGGGGATGTTCCAGAATCAGTTTGGAATAAGATCAATGGTAAGGCACAGATATTTACTGATACTCCAAAAACACCTTATAATAAAGGGGATTTATGGGTTGATGGTAGTGATATTCTTACTTGTATGACTTCAAAAACTGATAAAGAAACATATTCTAAAGACGATTGGCAAAAGAAAAACAGCTATACAGATAATTCAGCGTTAAATGAGTTTAAGAATAATGTAGGTTATACGCAGATTAACAGTGAATGGGTAATTTCACCAAATATTAAAGGTGGACATTTGATGATTACTCAGGATGAAAGCCAATATTCTGCTGAGATTACACCAGATGGAAAATTAAAAGCTACAGGTGCGGAAATTACAGGAAAAATTATTGCTACGGATGGTGTTTTTACTAACGTAGATATTCAGAGTGGTAAAATTGGTGGATTTACGCTTGCAAATAATATATTGTCAAGTAGTTTTGCAACTATTAGTCCATCATCTTTGTCGTATGGAAGTAACTTTTCTGTTGACTCAAGCGGAAAGTTAAATGCTACGGATGCACTTATCACTGGTGACATTAACGCTACTTCAATTTATGCAAAAGATACATATAATATATATGTTGATGGAAAAAATAAGGCATCGAAGGTAATATGGTGTGATACGAATGAATATGAATGGAATCCAAGCGCAGGATATGCTGATTTATATATGGGGCATGATGGTAAAGCATGGATGGAATTTTTAGATTCATCATATAGTAATTATAAATTTATTCGAAGATCTATTATGGCTTCTCAGTATTTTAATACAAGCAATCGCCAAAATAATTACTCTTCTGTAAATTGTGTTACTGACCAAGATACAACATATATTGAGTTTACAACAATAAGGAATGACGTACCAGCATCTGTTAGACTACAAATTGCTAATGATAGTGGATTATGTTTTATTCCAGGTGATGTAAATGATAGTGCGTTGACTTATGACGAATCAATTAAACTTGGAACAAAAAGTCATAAATGGATGCAAGTTTGGACTAAAAATCTGTATGCAAACGGAGATACAGTTAGGTTCTCTGGGATATCCGCAAAATCTTCAACTAGATATCTTGTTATTGATAGTAGTGGAAATGTAGGATATAGAGACGGTAACGGCGGTGGGAGTGAATTAGTTCAAGAATATACTGCTGGCGTTGGTATTAAAATTATAAACAATAAAATTAGTTTGACTGGGACTTCTAAAGACAACAACAGATATGTCAAAAGCCCTATTGATGGAACACTTCATATGTCTAATGGTAGTGGATGGGATCTTGTTAATACAGACAATAAAGAAGTTACAGGAATTTACTGTAATGGTAACAATCAGGTCATAATAAGCGAAAAAGATTATACTACAATATTACGTGGTTCATCTATCCAATTGGGAAACAGCAATACAATTGTTAATATTCCATATTTGCCAAATTATACATCTGCGTCAAAATATCTTGTAGATGATGGTAACGGGAATATAGGTTGGAAAACAATTTCTTCTAGTGGCGGTTCTCTCACAGGGGGATTGACTATTAAACTAAATGGAACATCGAAAATTAGTTCGTGGAAAGGCGCATCAGATGTCTCTGTGAATATAACGGCAAGTAGCATTGGAGCTGCAACTTCTAACCATTCACATGATATGAGTAGTTATGCTACTACAAGTTGGGTTAAAGATGCATTTGGTGATACATTGAGTATTTCAGGAAGTACATTATATTTAAAAAATTATAACGGTTATCAATTAAGCTCAGTTACTTTACCAACAAGTTCTGGTGGTGGAAATTATGCTCCATTAAATCATACACATGATCATTTAACAGGATCATTTGATGTTACAGTTGGTTCATCAACAATGTATCCAGATGGTGATGGTTCATATTCATGCGGTAGTAGTGGACATAGATGGAAATATGTTTATGCGTCTTACGGTATAAATACTGGTTCTGATGAGTATATAAAAGAAAATATCAAAAGCATTACTAATTTTCCATCTATTGATAAATTTTATATGTCATTAAATCCAATTCAATATAAATTCAAACAACGTCCAAACGATGATGAAATATCTAAAATACATTTTGGATTTGGTGCAAGAGAAACAGAAAGACATTTAAATGAAAATAACTTTAATTCAGAAGAATATAGCTTGGTTACAAAAGCTATTTTAGATAAGCCTAATTTTGTTGGACGTACTGATGAATATTCAATGAATTATCTTGAATTCATTTCTCTCAATACTCACATGACACAAAAAGCTCATCATCGTATTGACTCTCTCACACAAGAAAACCAAAAACTAAAAAACACTATTCTCTCATTACAAGGAGAAATTGCAATTATAAAACAAAAATTGGAGGAATTAGCATGATTAAAATTAATACAACGACTAATGTAAGTGCAAATATTTATGTTGGTGAAGCAGAAAATCAAAAGAATGTTGCTTACGCAAATGCATCTGTAAGTAAAAATGGTGACGTTTCTATTAACAAATCTATTCAAGATGGCGAAGCATTCAAAGCTAATAAAGAATCAGTTCTGAAAGATTTTACAGAGTTTGAAACTTATGTATATAGCTTAGTAGATACTGCTAAATAGAATATAATCACATAAATTATTGTAACAGACTATAGATTAATTTCTGTAGTCTGTTTTATTATACCCAAAATCAAGGAGAAGAAAATATGAAATATAAAAATATTGACGTTGTACAAATCGTAACATTTTTAGATAAAATTTCTGAAAGAAAACTTCCACAGAAAATCAATTATGCGATCATGAGAAATCTTGATAGCTTTCAAAAAGAAAATCAATTTTATGAAAAATCTTTAAACAAAATTATAGAATCATATAAAGATTTTTTACTAAAAGATTCTGACGGAAATCTCGTCATTTCAAAAATAGGAATCCCTACAGTTGATGAGAATCATATCGAAGATTACAACAATGAAATCTCAGAACTTATCAGTCTTGAAGTTGATGTGAAAATTTATCAAGTTCCAGAATCTATTTTTGATTATGAGGATTCTAATGGAAAATATGATACTTTATCAGGAAGCGAAATTCTAAAATTGGTTAAGATTTTTGGGAAAACAGATGAGGATAAAACAGAATGACAGAACAAGAATATAAACAGAAAGAAGCAAAAATAAAAGAACGTAATAAAAATATTACGATGAAACGGAAACTTCATCGGATGAAAAAGAGTAGATTCAAATTCAAAAAAATACGGACAAGTAAAAAAGTTCTCTGGACAATCATTGTGATCTGTTTGGAGATTTTATTTTTCTCTGAATATATGGCGTTAAAAACTGAGGACACAAGTTTTATGTATGCACTTATTGGAGTAGCTACTACTCTCATACCTACTGCACTAGGTTATTTCAAAATGAGTGATAACGAGCATAAACGTGGTCAATTTGAAATGTCATTAAATGAGGACTGCTCTTCCACCGTTGATGAACAAACTGACGGCGAGAATGCTGTTGGATAATAATACATTTATAACAGAAAGGATATTTTATCATGTATACGCTAAAAATTACAGATGAAAATACTGTAGTAACTACGGTAAAAGAATCCATCATGGAACGAAGCAATTGCGTAGACAAGATACAGATACTCACGAGCAAAATGTATCGTGAGCAAATTGATATGTCTGACGCATCTTTGTATATGAAATATAAGTTACCTATTTCAAATAAAATTAAAACAGTACAACTTATTGCAAACGATCTTAAATATAAAGAGAATTACATTCAATATTTAATTCCTGCGGAAGTTGCATTGACTGCGGAAAGTGGAAATATTGAAGTAACTTTTACATTTCTTAAACCTGTACATAATGAAGATGATACATTCACTTCTTATATTCGTAAAACAACATCTGGAACAATCTATATTACTCCATTAGTACAATTTGATAAGTATGAGCCATCTGAATTATTCTCAGAGACAGACCAAAGGTTACTTAAAATCGAAGGATATATTAAAGACTTAGATGCTATTAATAAAGCAACATATGAAAATATGCCAACTGATATTCAATTAGATTTGAATGATGAGAACAATAAGAAACTTACTCTTATTAATCAGAATGGCAATATTGGAAATGGTGTTGCTATGAAAAATTTATCTTCTGCTGTTGAGGGAGAAATTGTTGATGCAGATCCAGACGGTGTGCAAGATGGTGTAATTTATCTTGACCAGATTGTTGATATTGATAGATTATTAGCAAAATAATTTATCTATAAAATATACGAGGGAGGTGATTTCACGATGATAACTCCAATTTGGTATTCGGCATCCACCAAACGAATTGCCGAAAAAGCATTAGAAAGAGGAGTTCTAAAGTATCCAGGTCTTTGTTATATCAGAGACACCAATAGTATCGCTTGGGTTTCAATTGAAAATCAGTTGGAATATATCAAAGGGGACAGTCAGATTACGGATGTCAAATATGAAAATTCCATGCTTCGATTTTACAACGGTGAAACATTGTTATTCTCTTATGATATTTCAATCACTGATGAAGATAAAAATAATATCGTTGAAGAAGTCAAAAGAACAATAGGATTAGATAATTATGTGAAAACATCTGATTTATCTAAAGTTCTTGATGATATTATTGGTAATCTTCCAGATAATACCACTGTGGTAGATTATATCAATAGTCTATCATATAACAAATTAGCAGATGTTCCTATTACAAATTTAATTGGAACACTTTCTATCCCGATTATAATATCATCTCTTGATGATGGTATTTATAATATCAAAGGTCAATGCAGTATTGGGAATAATACTACTATTAATTCTTGCGCTGATGGCGTTCTTTATCTTGTATCTCATGATTTAGACAATCCAAATAACGTATCAATTACAAAAATTTACGGAAAAAACATAACTCTGTATTTTGTTCAGGAAGACGGTTCATATACCACAGATAAATATGTAACCGAAAGTTGGATCAATACACAGGATTATGCAAGTGCCGATTCTGTAAAGGAATATGTACGAAACGTTATTAATGAAACAATCATGGATATTATTGATGAAAAAATTGATTCAGCAATAGATAAAAAAATCGTTAGTATTAATTCTGATGAACTATCAAACATTTTTAATTAATTAAGGAGTACAATATTATGTCAAAATTACAAGTCGCAACACTTAGCAACCTTCAAGAGTTCTTAAAACTTCACAACGTGCAAATTGATGGAAAAATTAGTGAAGCAGTTAAAACAGCCATTAGAACAGTATCTCAGTCTGATGATGGATATACACTGTATTTCTATACAAAAGATGCACCTGTAACAGTTGATGAGGCAGCCTTTACGATTGCTATTCCTCAACCAACAGCAAAAGCAGATAAAGTTGCAAATGCTGTAAAAGGTCACCTTGCAGGATTAGATGAAAATGGTAATCTGGTAGATTCTGGTAAAGCAATTACAGATTTTGATGAATCTGGTGCAGCTTCTACTGCAAAAACAGAGGTACTTGCTTATGTTGGTACTATTCCAGAAGATGCAAAAGCTAAAGATGTAGTTGCTTATATCAAAGAAGCTGTTACTGCTGGTGCATATGACGATGCCAAGGTTAAAGCAGACATTGCAGCAAATACAGAAGCTATTGGCACTCTGAACGGTGAAGGAGAAGGTTCTGTAAAGAAAGCAGTTGCAGACGCAGTTGCTAAAATTGTTGCAGAAGCTCCAGAAGCATATGATACACTAAAAGAGATTTCTGATTGGATCACAAATCACACTTCTGATGCTGCTACAATGAATAGTGCTATCAATACTAATAAAGCGGATATCACAAAGCTGAAAACTCTTATCGGTACTCTTCCAGAAAGTGCTACATCTAAAGATATCGTAGGTTATATTGCTGAATATGTATCTAAAGCACTTGATGATTCCAACCTTGCACAGTATGCAAAAGCAGAGGATTTAACTGCCGCTGTAGGTAGAATTGATGCCATTGAAAATAAAGTTCCTACATTAGAAGCTGCTGATACAAAGAATACAGAAGATATTACCGCTGTTAAAGGCAGAATGGACACAGCAGAAAGTAAGATTACTGCTTTAGAAATTGATCTTGGCATTGAAAAGCCAAAAATTGCAAAGAACGCAAGTGATATTGCTGCACTTCAAGGACTTGTTGGTGAAGGATATGAAGCTATCCCAAGTGAGTCTATTAAAGCTTTATTCACAGTTACAGCAGAATAATTAAACATATATCATAAGGCTATCTTACTATTGTGAGGTAGCCTTATTTTTTAACAAGCACGTAAGGAGGAATCACAATGAACATTTTAAATGGTATTCAAAACTTCCTACAATTAATCAATGATAATTGGACTTCTATTTTAGTTATTATTGGACTTTTATTAGCATTATGGAAAAAAATTGAATTATATTCAAAACTTTCCACAGAGAAAAAAATTGAAATCGCTAAAAAACAGATTTCAGAAAATATTTTAAAGCTAATTACTCAAGCGGAAAAAGATTATGCCGAATGGGAAAAAGCAGGAAGCATTAAACGTAGTGAGGTAATTAGTGAAATTTATAAAGAATATCCAATTCTTGCAAAAGTTGTAAACCAAGACGAATTAATCAAATGGATTGATGAACAGATTGATAATGCTCTCCCAACTCTAAGAGATATTATAAAACAGAATGAAAAGGAAGATACAACTAAAAATAATGTGAGGTAATAAACATGGAAAATATTGCCAATCGAGAATGTTGTGATGTAGATATTCGAGATTACTATACAAACGTTCCCGTTATGTTTATCGACTATTGCAATACAACAACACATGATTTTACTTCTGATTCTATATACGCAAGAATTAATGGTGATAAATTTATCCAATATACCGCACCTGGTAATGGCACATTAGAACTTAGTTTTCAAGTTCATCCATTTGAAATATTTACTCTTTTAAACGGTGAGAAAATGTTTACTGACGCAATTATCGCAAGACATGAAGATATAATTACAAAAGAAAATGGATATCTTGAATTATCATATCAACCCATTTTAGGTACTGTATTTGTATATAGTAATGATGATATGTCAGAGATTGGTGGAAATTATCATGATAAAAAATTTTTATCCACAGATATTGAATTAGGTAAATCATATTCTGTTTGTTATTTAGAAAGTAAACAAGATGGAGTGAAACGGATTACATTTAATAATAATGATGAAGTCCGTACTTATTCTATCAAAATGTTTGCTTTAAATAAATCAGAATGTGGAGATGGTATTGTAATGCAATTGATCGCTTACAAGTGCATACCAAATCGTGAGTTAGAAATTAATTTTTCATCTAATGATTCTCCTGCCGAAATCACAATTTCATTTGAATGTTTGCAAGATGAAAATGAGAATGTGATTGACCTTATTGAAGTAGATGAAGATATTCAAGAAGAAATCTGGATCAATTTCAAAAAAGGTACGTTGGAAACAACATCTTCATCATTCTATATCAAAGATGGATATTTGTATCAGATACAGGAGGACAAATGATGGTAGTAAAACTCTTGGAAAAGTTCTCATGACTCCTAAAGGTGAATGGGATAAAAGCTTAAAATATGAAAAACTTGATATTGTTAAAGTAAAAGTTGGCAAAACGACAAGTGGATATATTGCATCTGCGGACATACCTGCTAATACAGATATTACTGATTTTCGTTGGATAAATCTATATGATGTAAAAGACGGAGATACAACTTCTGATTTTGAAGAATCTTTAACAAAAGTCAAAATAGAAATTCTAGGATATGTTGGTAATATCCCAGAAAGTTCACAAGCGAAAGATGTAGTTTCTTATATACAAGAAGCTATTCACGATAATATATATGACGATACTGAAATAATTAATAAGATTAATGCTAATACGCAAGCAATAAATGTACTAAATGGAACAAGTGATGGTTCTGAGATCGGAAGAGCACACGTCTGAACTCCAGTC